GTCTTAGCTACGATAGCTTGAGATTGCATTTGGATGTTGATTTCTGGGATAACAATCTCAGTTGAGCTTTCAGCGTTAGGAACTGCGAATGCGTTTCCAGCTTCGAAATCACCTACGTTGTAAGGAGACATTGAAGTAGCCTTTTGGTACCATACAGAACCAGAAGCTACAGCAGTACCAGCAGAAGCTTGAGCAGTTGTACCAGTTACGTAGAAAGCAATTGTATTGTTAGTGTAGTCGTAAGTTGTAAATTCTGGAAGTTGTAGACCAGATGAAGTAGTAAACAACGCACCTGAAGCAAATACGAATCCACGAACTGCGTCTGGATCGAAATTAGCTAGGATAGTACGTGCAGCACCACTCATAGTAAACTTCTTGATTTCACCAGCAGCTACAGAAGCTGAAAGATCAGATTCGAAGTTTAGGTTAGCCCAAGAAGCTGTAGTTATGTTGAAACCAATAGCTGACTGAGAGAATTGGTTAGTTGAGTAAGTGAATCTACCGATTCCGTAAAGACCACCATCAGCAGCAGGAGTAGAGAATGGGTACTGTGAACCAGTGTTACCATAAAGTGACTTACCTACTTGGAAAGGAGTTTTTTCAGTTCCGTATTGGAAATCTAAGTAGAATACTAGACCAGAAGGAAGGTTCATTGGCTGAACAGAAACGAATTCCTTAGCAGCGATTTGTCCGAAGACCTTACGTACTAATGGAAGAGCGATTCCTGCCCATTCTGCACCTTGACCTACTGCGAAAGCACCGTAGCCTGAACCACCACCAACTGATGATTGTTCTACTACAAGTTGCTTAGCTTGGTTTTCTAGGATTAATGACATGTTATTCTTGTCAGTTTCTGAACGAAGACCTTCAAGTAAACCTGTCTTATCCCATTTTGCAGCTAATCTAGCTGCGTCAGACTGCATATTCTTCCAACCGGAAGCTGCAGACTCGAGTAATTGTTGTACTTGTGACATTTTATTACAGGGGTTTTAATTAATTAGTTTTTTTGATACCCGCTAAGATTTGCCATCTAGCGAATTGATCGTTTACCTCAAGGATTGGTTTCTTTTCTGGGGCCATACCTGCTGCTTTTGAAGCCATACCTCTCATTGATTCAGTAACTGGGGATTTAGTTTCCTTAATAGTAGTTAATGTTTCGTAGATTAGTTTAGCGTCTCTTACAGAGGCAGCTTTATCAAAAGCTTCCAATACCTTTACTTTTTGTGTTTCATTTAAGTTCTTAGCTCTGAAGATCTTATTAGTGTAAAGAAGTTTAGCGTTAAGTAGTTTTACTTCTGAAAGAGTTGAAGCTAATTCTTCAATTTTAGATTCCCTTTCTTCTATTTCAACTTCATTAGTAGTTCCAGCTCCTTTAAGCATACCTAAAAGTTTTTTGGCACCATCACCTACTTTTTGGGCTATGTTAAGAATTTTAGATTTTCCTTCTTCACCTCTTTTTAAATCAAGTCCTATCATAGACGGAATAGCTACACCAGCTGTAGCAGCTGCTAAAGCAAGGGCTTGTCCTGGGTTTACTCCTACTGTGTCTTGAATTTTTAATAATACATCCATTACTTCGGGTGCATTATCACGAACAAATTCAAGCGCTTGAGTCATATTCTCATTGATTTTTTCTTCATTTAAGATTTCGCTGACCTCTTCTTCTTCAGACTCTTCGTCTTCTTCTTTGAAATCAATTTCCTCTTCTTCTTCATCGCCTTCTTCTTCCTCATAGTTTTCACCGGCTTCTAATTCGCCAGCGGCAACCATGTCGGCAATTACATCCTCGATTAGGGATTTAAGATCTTCTTCTGACATGTCTTTAAGATCGATTTCTTCCTCTTCACCTTCACCTTCTTCTTCAGATTCTTCCTCTTCGGTTTCCTCTTCTTCTTCAGCTTCAGTTAGACTTTCTTCGGTCTTTTTTTTCATGCTTTCAGTTTTTTCTTCATCTTCGAGTTCGGCTAGGAGTTCTTCTAGGTTAAGTTCATCTAGATCTTTTTCTTCCAAATTACCTTTAGGGGCAGAGCTAAAAGCATTACCTACACCTGTTTCATCTGGGTCGTTAAGAGTGCCTAAACGTTCCTCCATGTTGTCTCCTTCACCGTAGTTCTCATCAGTCATCTCAACTTCTTCCATTTCATCCTCTTCAAGTTCCATTTCCTGCAATTTAGCAGCAAATTTTTGTTGTAAGTAAGGAGTGAATGCTTCCTCGAGAGCTGCTTTGGCATTGGCGATAGCTGCTTCTTTAACAGATTTAGCATCGGCAATAGCCTCCTTTAAAAGGTCTCTACTGTTTGACATTTTCCTCAAAATTTAGTTTGCGGGGTACGGTTATTATTTTTATGAACCGTAATAAGATTTATATACATCCCAATGTTATATAAAAGATAACATACTAGGGTCTGTGATACATATATAAGGATCTCTCAAAAACGAAAAATAAACCCCCACAGTAATGTGGGGGTTAGACCAAGGATATTATCCAAGGGGGTGTTTGCCTAAGGTAGCAGGCTTCTTAAATATTATATAATAGGGCAGGTACCTTTAGCACATAGGATATCTGTTAAGATACCATTTACTTTACCATAAGAATTTCCTTTATATTCTTTTCCTTCGTTTACTAAATGCATATATGAGCCTGGATTGGAAGGAGTTGAAACGAAGTCCCAACATAGGAGTTCAAAATCGTCTTGTACCTCCATCATATTACCACTCATAGGTTTTAATGAACCCATACCGCGTGATGATACACCTACCATTACCCCATTGTCAATAAGTGCCTTAAGTATATTACCTGATACTGTTGGTAAAATTTCGATTTTACCTATTACTTTATCACCGCTCCACCATAAGTCGCGAATGATGTGGCTTACATTCTTTAGGTTGATAATAGACGAATCTGGGTGGTCTAACTCACCTGTAGCTCTATTTTCTTTAACTACAGTTATATATTTGTTTATTTCACGCTCCCAAAGGTCTTTAGAATAATATCTACCATTACCATTCTTTACTTCAGCGGTTGCTAAAGTACCTTCAACAATAGGATTACCAGCTGGAGATTTATAGCCTTCAATTAGTTGGACAGGAGCAACCTGAAACGGGAGAGTTTCTATAAGTATTTGTTTCATTACTTTTTCTTTGGTAGGTCGCCGTATCCGCTTGCTTTGTATTTTCCTTTAGCAGGTTCACCTTCACCTAAACCAGCTACATCTTTAGTGTAGCCAATGCCTTTAACTCCAAAAGCCGCGTTCTCAACATAAAATGAAGAGTTTTTAGCTAGATTTTTTCTAACAATTTCTTTTAATTCGTCTACTGTTTTATCAGTATTCTTAGGATCCTTCATTTCAGCGTAGTATCCTTGTAAGAACTCTTCACCATAAACATTATCAATGATTTTTTTATCAGAGTAATCATATCCTGTTTCTTTTTGGTTATCAACTACTTCTTTAGAAAGTTTATTGTTAACAGCTTTAGTATCTAAAGCACTAAAGGGTTTTGGGGCTTTAATAGGATTTTCTTGTACTGAGGCTTCATTTAAGTAAGCATCCCATGCTTTAAATGGATCAAAGGTACGTTGAGTAACAACACCACCACCCATAAGTACTTCATTTAAAATGCCTTTTTGTTTTAGGATAGTAGCAGCTTCACCATAAGTAGCAAAGTTAGTTACATATTCAGGAAATAATCTACGGGCAGATTTTAAGAACATATCTTTATGTCCTTTACCTTCTTGGATTAAATTGTATTGTTCTTGTAAAGTTTTCATATTATCTATATAATAAAATTGCACCAGAAGATAAAGAAGCGCTAGTTACAACAAGTGGTATTGTTGTGCCTGCTGGTATGATCCAGTCAGTAGCTGCTAATTCTGAGTTATTAGCATCTTTTAAGCCAGTGATAGTTGCTGATCCAGATACAACTGTAAACCCAGCAAATGAGCCGGTCACTGATGTAGTTGTAACTAATCCGGTTGCGTTTACAGGTATAGCCATTTATTCGTTTTTTAATAATTCTTCAATATCATCTAAGTAACTTAGAATTAAATCTGTTGGTTTAACAACAGCATATGATTCCGGTTTTTCATTGTAGTATGCTATAGTTTCATCTTTAGCATTATCTATAGCTGGGTATAAATTATTTAAGCGTTGAGTAATTTTATCAAAAGCAGCAATGCGTTCTTCCTGAAATTGTTTTCTTCCAGGATCGATTTCGTTTACTTGTGTTTTTTTTAATTTATACTTGTACATATCTATAAATATTATTTACCCCATAAATATTTAGTGTCTATAGCTTTAGATTGAGCAGCTAGTTTCTTAGGATTAACTAGTTTATACTTAAAATTTTTAGTATAATAATTGTTAGTTACTCCTTTAGCTCCTGCTTTAGGTCCTTTACCTAATGAGGCACCTGGACCTTCTTCTACTTTCTTTTTGTAAGCATACTTAGCTCCAGATTGAGGACCTTGTCCTACTTGGAAACTACTAGCTCCAGGACCACCACCAGTACCAGTCATTTCAAATAGACCTTTTAAAGCACTATATTCAACTGGGTAATTTTTTCTCAGGTGGGTTCTAATTTTATTTCTTAAATCTCTATATTCTTTAATATATCTTAAAAATTCAGAATCATTTCTTATTTCATCAGTAGTACGAATGCCTTCTAAAGTCTCTAAAGCTCTGTTTAGGTCTTTTACAAGCATTTCAAAATCAGGAACATAAACAACGTCAGACTCAAACTCATCCTCTTTACCAGGAGTAGGTACGAGTTTAAATTTTTTACCACGGATGGCTTCCTTAATTTTATTTGACAATTGATCCATTGGCTATTTTAAGTTCTTCTACTAATTCACAATATTGGAGTAGGTCAACTATATTCTCGTTTTTAATAGGTTGTGTTTTATCTACTTCAACGATAAGAGGTAATACCTCATTTAGTTTAATTTGAACAGCCTTATCTGTTACATTTTTATTAATAATAGCCAACTCTTCTTTAAGTTGTTGAATTCTATTATTGTAGAATGTTCTTAGTTTAGGGGTTGAGTCAACCGAAGTAATAAATTCTTTAAGTACTTCTTTTTGTGACTCATATAAGTTTGAATATTTACCGTTAAATTTTTCTAATAAGATTTTGTAAGTTAACATTCTTATATCCTTATCATAAGTTTGAAATTCTTGTAGAACTTCATCTTTTATTTTTTCTTCCTTAACAACTGAGGTTGATAAATGTTCTAACAGTGTAAACTTATTATCAATTAATTGGGTAGGATTAGTTGAATCAGTTGTATATTCTGCTTCAATTAAAGTATATAAAGCAGCGTAAGGCTTATAATTAGTAAGTTTAGTTTTAAAGAACTCATCTAGATCATAATGTTCCTTAATCTCATTGATTAAGTTATATTTTTGTCTACGTAAAGATGATCTATTAAGTTTCTTAGATGACTCTAGAATAGTTTGAATTAAAATATTAGCTTTAGCCTCAGTTACTTTATTAGTCTTATTTAAAGTTTCATATAATTTTAATTCTTTCCCCAATTCACTTTTTACAAAGTATTTCTTAATAATATTTAAGGCTTGGGATTGACCTCCATTAAGAGTATCTGCTGTTATTTGTCTAACAAGCAGTTCAAAAAGAATACCAGTATTTTTATATTTTGAATGCTTAATATTCATTCTATCTAGGATTTATTATAAATATATAAAGATATTTACTCAGTCAAATTAGACTCATCTAATAATGATTCAGCTGATTTATTTTTAGCGTAAACTATCTCTTTACTTAATGACTCTAGTAAAGCTTTATTTTTACTTTCTAATGCTAAAGGTGAACCTCCTTTGTAGTTAGGTGTACCATATCCTTCTTGGTCATCTTTTTTATTATCTTGACGACCTAGTCTATCTCTACCTAAAGCATTTTGTTGAGTATTGATATTAGATGCTTTTTCTTTTGGTCTACCTAATTCAGCTTTTTCATCATATCCATCCGGCAATGAATTATCAGCATATCTTTCTCTACCATATAAAGATGCTAGATCATGTGGTGTACCATATGAACGTCCAGTTTCAACTGGGTCATTACCTTCTTCAGTAATTTGTTGGATTCTAAAGTTACGTTTAGCGTCTTCAACTGCTAAGTCTCTATACTCATCATATTGGTCAGCACTAAACTGGAATATATTATCGTAAATCCAATCTGAAGGAATAATTTTAGTATCTAGCATTTCTTTAGCTAAGGCTACTTTTTCCTTTAATAGATTAATTTTTTCTTGTTCAGCAATAATAGATGGAGTAGTTAAATTAAGTTCAAAGTTTGTTAAACTTTCTCCATCATATCCTTGAGTATAAAGGTGTACTAAAGCTATCTTATATAATTCAGATAGAGCAATTCTTTGAATACGATCAATTGTACGAGCGAAACGTATATCTTCAGCAGCTAAAGTAGCTTTACCTGTCAAGTCTTTTTCATAACCCATAAAGGCTTTAGGTACCTTAAGGGCAGCAAATAATTTATCTCTTAGATAAGCTACGTCTTCAATACCATTGTATTCTAGACCTTTTGTAGTTTCAATTTTAGTAGCTGAGTCATTTCCTCTTACTGGGATATAGAAATCCTCAAGTAAGTTTTGCATGTTATATTTTTGGTTGTACTCACCTGTTTTTTCATCCATTAACGGAGTACGTTTCATGGTTGCGATAGTTTTCTGCATAAATGCTTCAACTTCTTGAGGTGGAATATTACCTACATTAACATAAAAAATACGTTTTTCTGGGGCGCGAGCAATTCTATGGATAAGCATTGCATCCTCCATCAACACATATTGTTTAAATAAACGACGGGCT